CGTTATGCCTACCTTACTGTTATTGGTTTGTATATCACTTGCTTGTTGCTCGGTTATTCCCACCTTTGCTGTATTAGCAGCAACAGCACTATTAGCCTCCACTTTAGCATCTGTATAGTATTCATTACTACCCTCTGCAATATCATCAGTATCTAAAACTACGTCGCCTATTTGAGTGTTTACACTTGTAACGGGTGCGCTTGGTAAATTAGTAAGTTGCGAACCATCACCTATAAAAGAATTAGCAACAACCTCACCTGTGGCAGTTAGGTCACCTTGACTATTTAAAGATATACCAGTACCAGTACCTTGACCATCAGTAATTTGTCTAAGTGTATTGTTTATGATATCATTGTCCTCGGTCTTTAATAAACCTTGATAAGTATCTTTAATTCTTTTATTTTGTAATGTTGCCATCTTTTTTTACAATCAATATACTCTTACCTAAATTACTTTTGTTTAAGAACTTTTTTAATTTAACTACATTTAGCTCTTTTGGTTTGTATCTCATAATACCCATCCTTCAAAACTTGCATTTTTATCAGGGTATACATCATCATTGCTATTTGAATAGTACTCTGGAAATAAATTATTGTTAAAACTCATATAAGATATAAATCTATCTGTATAATACTGAGCTAAATTTCTAGATTTTTCTATAAGAAAATCAATTTCGTTTTTTCCAACAGTATCTGCATTCTCTGAATTATGCTTATATACTCCTTTATTTGCTATAGTATAACTAGCAAAAGGCAAATATTCAACCATTGCCCAGTGAATAACCATTGGTTTTACGTATGTATTTACTAAAGTTAAATAATCACCGGTTAAATTATTATCAATAATATCTTGACTAATCTTATTAAACAAATCAGAACCTAGATAATTTTGAATATGTAAGTCTTGAGATATTTTAATAAACTGCAAAAACTTATCCGTATCTATATTTCCAGCTAACGCTGTATATTTAATTAAGTCGTTACGGGTTATGAAAAGTGCTTGTGCCATTATCCTTTATAGTTTGGGTGATGTCCATTATTCGGCATGTCTTTTGGTGCCTTACGTGCGTCCTTATAGCCTCTTGGTGTAGGTTTATATGTCTTAGGAATATCATCAACTTCTTTATAGTTTCTAATATCCTTTTTCATTGTTTTAGATTTTAATCTATACAATACCTCTTCCCACACGTGACCGCAATTAACTCCGCCTTTAAATCTAAAAAGGTCATAGGACTTTCCTTTATGGCCAAAAGATTTGTTTACGCCAGCATTACTCGCTTTATCAATATCTTCTACTCTATAAACTATATTACGGTTTGACCTGCTCATCATAATTCTACAAAATTGTCTTGAGTTGCCTGATGAGTACTTAGATGCATATCGGTATCTTACTTTATATAATGATTTGTCTAAATAACTAAAACCACTTTTTTTAGAATCAATTGATTTTTTTTCTAAATTTTCTTGCTTAGAATCAATTAAACTATTAGCCCACTCTTCAATAGTCAATTCATTATCTTCTTGGAATTCTCTAGTATCTACAGCTTCCCAACGGTTTGAAATTGTTTCACCTCTTAATTCGTCAAGTATAACATCAAATTCCTCGTCCGTTAATTCCTCTTGTGATAATTTGACTCCAGTTTCCTCTTCTCTTTGCTCTTCATTTACAATATCTTCAGTATCAGTAAACTCTAAAGGTTGTATTGTTCTAAAGTATAAATTTAAAGAAATATCATTTACAGCTAAAATATCATCAAAGCATTCTGTTAAAAGTTGTTGATAAGGCTTAATAACTATGTTGTCAAATAACAAAGTAGCAGTTTTAATCTCTTCAGCGTTATTTCCTAGCCCAGAGTTTCCATCTTTAACACCAACAAGCAAAGGTGAAGTAATTCTATGTGCTATAATTAGTTTTTTAACACATTCGTTAGATAAGTACTCGTAATGTTGTGGCGCGTCATTTAAAGGAATATCATCTATAGTAGTTTTAGACTCGGTATTATTATTAAATGCGACAATTACTTTTTCTCCTCTAGAGCCAGTAAGCTTACCAAGTACATCATCTTTTACTTGCATTTGCTTTTCTCTATCTGGTACTCCGTTATTAAAGTTTACTACTTTAGTTCCAGAAAAGCCACATTGTACTTCATTTATCAAATAGTCAGCAACCTCCTCTTCTAGTTCTGCATAAGCTAATCCACCTTGATAATCTACAGGAGCATAATAATCAAAACCAGATACATATCTTTTAATTATTTTTATTTCAGACTCTTTGCCATTACCAAATCCGAATGCAGGTATTCTTTTAGGGCTTTCTGATGGCTTTATTTTTGCCCAGTTGTGGTGATAATAGTAAGCTTCTATTTGGCCTTCCTCGTTGCATTTTTCAGCTCTTAGTGTTTGCCTAGGAAAATGTTCTGCTTTTAGTACTTTGCCGTTTTTGTAAATAATCTGCATTGAGCCTTCTCCTAATAGCTTAAGGTCTTGTACAGTTTTATGTATACATGTATTAGAAAAAATAGAACGCATTTGAGCATATTCGTCTGGTTTTTTAGATGAGTTAGTTGCATCTAAACCTTTACCATATATCATATTTACAACACCGTTAATAACAGCGTTATTTGTAGCTGAGCCTGTATATCTATCTATGATGTATTGATAATAGTTATTATCTTCACCATAATTTACCCATTCTTTATTTTTATTTTCTTTTATCTCTGGTCTATTGTAACCCGATAAATTTAAAATATGCAAATTGTTCATACAACTATAAATTCATTATTAGATTGGTGATGCTTATAGTTATTATCACCTTCTTGCCAAACTCCTTCTACTAATTCCCAATAGTCTAAAGAAGTTTCCCAATAACCAGCGTAAGCTTGATTTGTACAAAATATCTTATCTTTGAAAATTACATCATTATTTTTCTTTATAGTTAAAATATAAAAATTATTTTCAACTAAAGTAAAAACATCAGTATAAGTTCTATAATAATCATTAGATGCAAAAGTAGCAGTATCTTGTGAGTAAATATTTTTACCTTGAGTCTCACTATATATAGACACGTTGTAAATTTGCTCTACAGAGTCTGCATACTCTCTAGGTATAAATTTAAACGTTTGAGCATCTCCGCTACTTTCTAATACTATCATATATATATAATAAAATAAAGTTAATTTTGTTATTTTGTAAGACATAAAAAAAGGGGCAAAAAGCCCCTTTAAATATAAGTAAAAAAGAAAGATTAAAAATCAGAACCAGACGTAATTGTAATTGTAGTAGTTCCAACATCCATAGTTGAACCATCGTTACTATCTACGTTTACAAAGTTAGCTGGTGTAGCTTCTTGAGCTTCAAAGGTAAGTGTATAACCACTCATATCTCCCATAGCCGCTCCAGTTACCATAGTCCCTCCAGTCAGTTCCGCTCCGTGCTCGCGACCTACTAAAAAATAGTTGTCATTGTAGTCACGTACGATAATCTGTGGACGTCCATAAGCTAATAATTTAATCTCTTTATTATCTGCTGCAGAAAGCTTTTTCAAGCTTAAGTTTAAAGTTTGAGTAAAGAAAGATGTACCTGTATCTCTAGAGCTATTGACTGCTCCTTCAAATGATGATGTTCCTCTCAAGTCATACTTAAAAACCGTAGCAGTACTAGAATCGAAGTTCTCAATAGAGTCATCAGCTGCTTCAAGTGTAGATGCATCTAAGTCTCCGAAAGCTGTAGAAAAATAAACCTCTTTAAGTCCTCCTATCGAGTCTTTGCAAGGTTCTACTCTTCCTTTAGTTAGTGGGCATGCCATAATTTTTAAATTTTAAATAAAAAAGGTAGGCAGGAAATACCTTACCTACCCTTTTCTATGTTAGACTATTTATTAAGCTAGAGTTTGTAGTACAAGGTCTGCTCCGATGCCATATTGAACACCTGCAGTATATCGCATTACTACTCGAACATTTTGTGAACCATCTAGGTCAGCCATATCGATAACTTTAACTTCATTTTGGTCAGACAATAATCCTGTGCCAAAGTAAATGTTAGAAGCTTCTCCAGCTACGATGTGGTCAGCAGGCATTCCTGGTGCATGTTGGATTTTAATACCTTCAAAAGAAAGTGCATTGCCCATATTGTACCATTGTGCTCCTTGTGCGTTTGTACCAGCAGCTCCTTGTCCTTGTGCAGCAAAACCGCCAAGTGAACGAACGTAAGCTTGTAAAGCTACAGTTGGTACATAGATTGTCAAATCTTCTTTTCCGTAAACAGTTGAAGGAATAGAGTCAACTACATTTCCAAGCAAAGAAACGATATTGCTTGAAGTATAAGAAGTCTCAGAGTCATTAGCAGCATCATTTACGTCTCCATCAGCACCCATAAGCACTGTAAGACCATCGAATTCACCAGCAGTTGCGTTAACACCACCCCAAATTGTTTGCTCTGTTTTTTCAGCTACTTTAGCAGCAACGTGACCGATTAAAAAGTCAGCAAAAGATGGAGGTAAGTTGTCAAATGCAGAATATCCCATTTCAACAGCTTCCCAATCGCTTCTAAAGTCTTTCTTACAAAGCTCTAGATTTACTTGGAATTCCTCTGGTTGAAGGATACGCTCAGTTAGTGTAAGTGTAGATGTAGGGTCAAAATCACAAGTACCATCTTTTACGATAGCATCTGTAGAAATTTTCTTTACTACTTCTTTAAATTTAACGTTTGGTTTGATGGTGATTGCACCTTCAGCCAAAGTTTTACCGCTTAAAAGAGCAGCAGAGATATATTTACCTGCAAACTCCCCAGCGTAGGTAGTTGTAATAGATGTGGTTGTTGCCATTATTTATTATTTATTTATGTTATTAAATACTCTATGTAATATAGAGTGGGGTCGTTTTTGTGAAAGCAAGTTAAATTTATTTTCTACTTTACTTTCTGGTGAATGATTAACTCTCTGAACTGGCTCTTCACTTAGTTCAGTTTTTTCTTGAGCGGCAAGTTCCTCGGTAAATGCATTACCAATTTCATCAGCACTCATTTCCTCTTTTTGTTCCATCATTGATTTTATCTCTTCAATCATTGAAACAACTTCGGCTAATTCTTCTTTAGTGACATATTCTGCCTCTACTTTTTCTTCTTCTTCCGCTTCAACTTCTTCTTCAGCAGCTTCTTCTGATTCAGCTTCAGCAGACTTAATTTCAGCAATAATACCTTCTTCGGTTACTACTAAAACATTTCCGTCTTCGAGTTCGTATTCTCCAACTGGTAAAGCTACTCGCTCGTCTTCAGTTACAATAAATATTTCCGCACCAGCTTCAAAAGCTTCCGCTTCTAAAACTGTTCCATTTTCAAGCTTCATTTGAGCAAGCTCAACTTTTTCAGCTTCGGCTTCTATTCCTAGAAGCTCTTTTACTTGGTTTAACATATCATTCGCTTTCATTATACTAATTTATTTACAGCCGTTTTTAGTTCGGATAATAGCTTAACAGCTTCTGGATATTCTCTAGAAATTTCAACAGATGACATTCCTAGTTCTTTAGCTGCTTTATTTATTTTATTTGTGGTGCTATCTAGCTCGTTTATGATTGACTTACCATCTCTAGCTAAATCAGCAAGTTCAGTTCTAACTTCTTTTAATTCCTCTTCAGCTTCTTCATAAGCAACCTCAGCATCGACCCATTTACTTTCTGCTTCCTTTTCCTCTTTTAAAATTATATCAACGTTGTTAATTATTCTTTTTGCTGCTTGAACATATTGAGTCATATATCTAGCAACATTAAGCTCTACTTTTTCTGAAGATAAATTAACTTCTGATAATTGTTTCCAAATGTTTTCTAACGCTTTCATATATTATATATTTGTAGCGGTTATTACTGCTCTGTTTAAATCTGAATAAACTTTAGAAAGAAAATTGTAAGCATCTTTTATCTCGTCCTTTCTAGCATCTAAAGGAGCCGTGGTAATACCAGCCGCACTCATATCCTTTTTTAATTTATCAATCTCGCTTCCAGCACGAACTAAAGCTAATTGATTTTTCTCAATGTCTGACAAAGCACTTTTAGCGTCGTCAACATAACTTTTTAATTCTTTTTTAGCAGATTGAATTTTATTTTCAACTTTGTCTCTAAAAGATGCTTGTCTTTTACTTTCGCTAATTATTTTTTCAACTTGCTGCAAAGATAAATCTACTTTTTCGGTAGATAACTCAACTTTGTTGTTAAGCTTATTTAAAATACATTGTACATCTGGATTCATAATAATATAATAATTTAATTTTTATTTGTTACATTTTCAATTGCAAATATATACAATATCTTGTTAATAATTAAATTTTACCAATTCCTTGTGCTGAGTAATCTCCGGTGCAACATTTACGCGAGTAAGTTTGACCATCTTTACATAAACAAGCACGTTTATTTGTATTAGGACTTGAATAAAATCGTTTAAATCTATCGTATATCTTTCTCATCTTCCTTGACCTCTGTATTTTTGTTTATATCCAGTTTGACCTTTACTAGCGTTTTTGCTATGTACACCTGGTCTTTTTGACCTACTTGATTGTCTAAAGTTATTTATTATTTTTTTAGACATTTATCCCAAGCTCTTTTAGTTTACTTTCTGACCAACGTTTACCAGCTTTGCCTCCCCATAATAAATAAGAGATAGTACCACAAGCTTTAGTATCGCCTTCGTCATAATATGTTTCAGCTCTAGATAAATAAGAATGCATACGTTTTATAGTTTGTACACTAATTGGTTTGCCTTGTGCTAATTGTTGTGCTCTTACCTTGCCAACTTGTGTAGCACATTTATTATCTACCTTCTCGTTTAATTCAAGGCCTCTCTTGGCATTATTTTTTACTCCGGATGGATAATCACTATAAGACTCTAATTCCATTGTCTGGCCTTTCTTATAGCGTTTATCTTTTTTAATAATACCCTTAATTGTAGATAATAAGTATTCTGCCTCTTCGTTTTCTATTTGAGCAAGTTCATCTTTTATTGCTTGGTCATTTGGTCTTTCAATTTTATCCGCAAAATAACCTTCGATAGAAAATCCTTTTACTTTCCCAGCTTTAACTTCTTGCCAAACCTGGTCATTGTTAACTTTAACACTTACCATCCAAGTTCCTACTGGTACATCTAAGCCATACTTTCTAGACTTGTCTAGTTTGTCATCTTCTACTAACCAAGACTCTACTACGGCCATTCCTTCTAATTGTATTTGATGTTCAAATGTAGAATTGTTTTGTTTGCCGCGCATTAAAAATAATTCGCTAGCTTTCTTTACTGTTTTTTTAGAAAAATAAATATAGTACTCTTTATCTTCGCTTTTTCTATAAATAGGTTTATTTGGTATGAGTGCTGGTCCCATTAAGATACGCTTTTCAGCATCTACTTCGGCTAACTTAAACTCTTGATTTTTTAAAGCAACAAAGTCTGACTCAATAGCTGGATTTTCTACAACAGATATTGCATCAATCCCGGACATGTCATTTTCCTCGTCTATAAAAAGTTCTATAATATCCATATACTAATAATAATAATTTTTTTATTTTGTTATATACTCGCTCCTTCTACTATATTACGTTCTAAACTTTGTGCAGTTGTTACATCTCCAGAAGTTACGTAGGTTTTTATTGGCCTTTGGTTTGCACCGGCTATTGTTTCAGCTAATTGGTTAGTACCTGTTGACCCTACTATATTAAAAGCAGGTGGTGCGGATGCAGCTGTAGTTGGTGCTGATAATGATGGCGTTGCTCCTCCTCCTGCCCCGGCTTGAGATGCAGCTGACTTAGTAGCTCCTATAGCTTGTTTTACAGAAGATATAATACCTGCTCCTGTTGCAATAGCTGATACTATAAAAGGTATATTAAATGGTGGTGGTGCTGAGTTAGCGGCTTTACCAACCGAACCAGCAACTTCAACCCCAGCTTGAGCACCAGTAGTTGCAGCATCTGATAAAGCTTTTTTGGCATTTGCTATTTGTGACTTAGCATTTAAAATAAATTCTTGAGCTACCATAAATTGTTTAGCTAACAATGCTGCTTTGCCTAAAGCCGTTTCTTGTCCTACTAAATCAGATATTGTATCAACAGTTTGTTTTTTGGAATCTCTTTTCTTTTGTTCTAGCTCTTCTAAAAATTCAGCTTCCTCTAAAGCTTTTTCTCTTTTCTCTTCTGCTTTTTCAGCATCTTCCTCTTCTTTTTCTTTTATCTCATCTTCTCTTTCTCGTTCTAAAGCAATTCTATTTGATATTTGCTCTGACCTAAAACCTTCTATTTGTGCTAATACAGCTTCTTTTTCTTGCTGTGCTTCTAGTAAAGCAATATAGTTTTCTTGACTTTGATTTTTATCGTATTGAGCTTGAGCTGCATCAATCTGCACTTGTACTTGCGCGAGCATTGCTTCAGTCTGCTCGTCTAACACAGCTTTTAAATCATCATTAGCTTTTATACGCTCTTCTATACTTTTAGTATCATCATCTCTTATTTGTCTCAGTTTTTCAGCCTGTCTATCGTATGTTTCAATTAAGCCTTGTTGTTTTACTCTTGCTATTTCAGCAGACTTACTTAATTGTACATTTGCACTTGCTGCAGCCCCAGTTTGAGTAACATATTCTTTAGTTGCACTTACTGCTTTAGTTATACCTTCACCTACTTTATCTACAGTCCCATCTACGCCTGTAAGAACATCAACAAATTCTGTAGCAGCAGCTTGTGCACTTTCTGCAGCTCCCGCAAAATCACCTTTAAAAAATTTAGCTACAGCATCTCCAGCTAGCCCTAAAGTATCTAACAAAGAATTAAATCTCTCTATTATATTATTCTTAATTAAATTACCTAAATTTTGTATTGAGCCTAAAGGGTCTTCAAATATAGATTTAAAAAAGTTAACTATAGTTCCTGTATTATTTATTACAAAATTAGCAAAATCATTAAAAGCTAAAGATACAAATTCAAACGCTGTACTAAAACCATCTGCGACCGCCTGGTTTTGTTCAAAAATTTCTTTTAATTTAGACAATGCAGCAACTACTAAACCAACACCAGCGGCCTTTAAAGCTACTCCCACACCTTTTATCCCTTTGCCCGCTTTTTTAGCTCCATCTTCTACGCCTTCTAATCCTTGTCCAGTATCGGACAATTCATTATTAAGCCCTTTTATACTATTTTCTAGTTTGCCAATATCTTTATAGGCAGTTCCAGTTTTAGCTTCAAGTTCTATTGTTACTACTTTTGCCATTGTACTTCTTTTTTAAATTTTTCAAAAGCTTCTTTTATAGATTCAGGATATTTGTATTTTCCTTTTGCTATCTGTATAAGCTCATTATTTGATCCTGTTAATTCCAATCCTTTTAAAATAGTTTCTATCATAGTTTGTTTAATAGTTCTAAGTTACTTTCGCCTGTTAGTAGATTGGTACTTATGCTGTTTATTTTGTATTCGTTTCCTGCTACTATAAACGTATCTCCTAAGTCATAGTTCAGCAATATCTTTAGTGGTAAATAAGCCTTTAGTTTTGTTAGTCTTTGTTTG